TCTAGATACTGACTATTAAGAAAAAACTGTATTTGTAACTTATCCAGACTCTTGGACTCTGGATAAAAGTATTTGTATAATTCTAGGTAATCTTCTTTCTGAGTTAGCTTTATATGCTACAGACTATCCTTCTGATTATGGAAGTTTGATGGATTGGCAGCACGAATTAAATACTAAAGCTGAAGCCTTAAAGAACTACTACACTATTTTAGAAACAAGAGATGAATTAGAAGAAATTCATCTTCTCGAAGACGCTAAAGAAGCTATTAATTTTGTTTCAGAGTATTTAGAAGAACTTTGGGTAAAAGATGAATCTGATATTTGATGTAGATGGTACTCTAACTGCTCCTAGAGAAGAAATTGATTTCTATTTTAGAAAAGAGCTTGAGTTCTACGCTACGGATCATAATATCTATCTAGCCACTGGCAGTGATTATTCTAAGACTATAGAGCAACTAGGGCAAGATTTTGTTGAAAATTTTGTTATCTATAGTTTTAACTGTTCTGGTAACTCTATTTGGCATAGAGGTTCTGAGGTATATCGCAACGAGTGGGATTTGCCAGAAGAATGTTACTCTTGGTTAAAACAGGAAATCACAAAAAGTCCTTTTAAAGTTAAAACAGGAAATCACATTGAAAAGCGTCCTGGTATGGTAAATTTTACAGTATTAGGTAGAAATGCCACTTGGGAAGAGCGTGCTGAATATGTTTCATACGATACTTCTGTTAATGAGCGTAAAACTATTGCATCAGCTTTTAATGAGCTTTTTAGTAAAGAGTATGATTTATCTGCTCAAGTAGCAGGCTCTACAGGTTTTGATATTTATCCTACAGGTAGAGACAAAAGTCAAATCCTACAGTATTTCAAAAAAGTACCTGTTAAATTCTTTGGAGACGATACTGCACCTGGAGGAAACGACTATTCTCTGGCTTTAGCAATCGAAGAACGCTCTCTACCAGGAGATAAAGTATTCAAAGTTAATTCTCCTATTGAGACTAGGTATTTGCTTACTTTGCTTTAATTTTTATCTTGCTTTGTCTTTATTTTTATTATATATTTTATTATGAACCTTGTATAACAAACAACTGTTTTTATATGAGGGGCTGGTCTGGTAACGCCAGTAAACAAAAAATGCTACCGCTAAGGTCTCGTTAAACTGTCCTTTCCCGAAAAAAAGTTTAACCGTTATCTACGAACGTATTAAGACCACTAATTGTTCGGGAGTGGCCCGTAGAAAGAACGCACTGCTAAGCTTTTTAGCAGTGCGTTTTATTTTGGTATTTTAGAGGAATATAGATGAGTGCCGCATACTCAGTAATTAGAAATGCACACAAAAGTGGGTTAAAAATATTAGGAGCAGGATGTTACTCAGCTGTATTTGAAAGTAAAGATCCTAATACTGTTATTAAGATTGGTGCTGACATATTCGATCCATATCTTTACTACATTAGAGAGATTAAAAGCAAAGCCAATAAGCATTTTCCTAATGTAAAAAAATTATTTGTTGACAATGAATCTGGATACTATATAGTTTATCTAGAACGTTTGTTTGATATGACTACTAATCATGTATCTAAGTATCAAGATATATATGATTGGGCAGTTAAATATAGTCCTAAACCTACTTGGGTAGACGAAACACTAAACTCTGCTGTATCTACTATTATTGATCTAGCTGATTATCGCAGTTACGAAGAGATAGTACATGATAAAGTATGGAGTTCTGTATCTTATGATGCTTGCAGGCTTGATTTACATGAATCAAATGTGATGTGCCGAGCAGATGGTACGTTTGTATTTGCAGATCCCTTATGTAATTATAAAATGTATGACATTCCAGAAGTAGAAGAATGGTTATACCACGAACTAGGAGTTACTTTTAATTAACTCTTGCTTAGTTCTCTTTTATTTGTTATTGTTAGTTAACAAATGCGGATATGGCGAAATTGGCAGACGCACCAGATTTAGGTTCTGGCGCCGCAAGGCGTGGGGGTTCAAGTCCCTCTATCCGCACCAAAGTTTCGGAGTGTAGCACAGCTTGGTAGTGCGCTCGGTTTGGGTCCGAGAGGTCGAGGGTTCGAATCCTTCTACTCCGACCATTTAGGAAGATCTTGTTTTTGCGAGCCGGTTTAACGATTTGGCGGAACAAATGGCAAGAAGATAACATCAGCGAGACGGTGGGGGCTGGATGTTAAAAAGTAAAAAAATAGTTGCTTAGTGGTTATTTTAATAGTATAGTAACTTATAAGAATTGGCGGTATAGCGTCATAGGATAAGTGTAGTAATACGCCCAAGGCTGGAAATCCTACAGTCCAGCACTCTCTCAAGAGTCCGTCTATACAAGCCTGGGTTAAGGTTGACTCGCTGTAGAGCGAAAGCAACCTCCGTCTGACGAAGGCGGTAGGCAGTAAGTTAGAGTTGTAGTCCGAAAGGATAGGTACAGAGCCAGTCGGTGAGTACTAAGAGGCTGTGGTGGCTGAGCTACGACATACCAAACTAACGAATGCTGAATACTAACAGGTATTTAGATTGTTCGACTGTTCGCGCAGAAGAGCTTTCTAAGAGTATTAAAGTTGAAGGTGTAGTAGCCGGATACTTGAAATACAGTTGAGTACCTCGCAAAGGGAAAGACAGTTGGTGTGTTGTATTCTGTATCTAACAAGGTATGGAGCAACTGGGGCAGCACATCAAAGTAGGTTGTCTCGCAGCCTTTCAATGGGCAATAGAATTGGGATCTATGCATCTTATTATATTAAAAAAGCGAAAGACTGTCCCGGTACGTTGTTAAAGGTGGTTAATACCTTAGTCGAAAGACAATAAGGTTTACTGAATCCCGCAAGGAAGAGGTAATTGTTCGGAAAGATAGCGTAAGGGTTTAGCGACCCTGAACTGTTCGCAAGGCAGGCGAAGGATAGAAGGACGAGTAGCAACGTGCGACGAGAGAAATGCCGCTCTCCAAAAAAGGCACCACTGGAAGATACAGAATGACCGTAAAAGGCTTCTGTGGATAACGAGAGAACGTAGCTCGCAAGGCTAACGGTAATGCTCAAAGGCTTCCACTCTATGCTGTAATCTCAGGCTAGATTAAACTACTATTTTTAATGATATACTGTTTAGGGTATTAAGTTACACGGGAATAGGCTATATGCCATTCGGCAGTATATCTTTTAAGATAGTTTTCAGCCCGACGGGGTTGGAATCGTGGTGCAAGGAAACGCTACCCCGCTCAGAGGTAGTAACTTGACTCGTAGCTGTAGTGGCCGCTTGTGAGCATCGAGAGGTGAAGACAAGAAAGTTGGGATAACAACCCAATATGAGGTTCAGACGTTGGAACAGGTATCTGGCTCGTCTGTTGGAGGTGAACCCAAACCCTCCCCACACATAAATTTTTGCGCGGCAGAGAAGTGGTAACTCACTTGGCTCATAACCAAGAAATAGTAGGTTCGATTCCTACCTGCGCAACCAAATTCTCTAGGTAATCCCTAGAGATATTCCAGGTCCTTCGGGATTTTGAGTTAAAGCCTCTAAATGTTGAGGTCGTATAGATGAAGTTAGATTGTTGATAGTCTATATGGTAGTTAACGGTCTATACCTGCATTGCCCGTCGGTGTAGGAAGAAATCAAAGGTAATCTGCGTAGCGGTGATCCTAGGGCGGGCCAAATAAATGTAGGAAAAGATTTTAGGTCTTTTCCTACATAATTATTTTGACGATATGCAGTGATAACTCGTTATGTCCACTAGAGTGCACACTAGACGATAAAGGATGAACTCTGCATATCTTCTAAATAATTGCGAGATTAGCTCAGTGGTAGAGCGCTTCGTTTACACCGAAGATGTCGGGAGTTCGACCCTCTCATCTCGCACCATATATCGGGAGCGTTTGTTGGAAACTAAGACGTCTACCAAGGTTCGAATCCTTGGCTCCCGCCCAAATTTATGCGGGTATAGCTCAGTTGGTAGAGCATCGGTCTCCAAAACCGAGTGTCGTGAGTTCGAATCTTACTACCCGTGCCAATATTATTGTATGCTATAATAAAAATGGATAGGTGTCCGAGTGGTTTAAGGAACTGGTCTAGAAAACCAGCGTGCGTGAAAACGTACCGTGGGTTCGAATCCCACCCTCTCCGCCAATATGGGGAATTAGCTCAGCTGGGAGAGCGCTTGATTTGCATTCAAGAGGTCAGGAGTTCGATCCTCCTATTCTCCACCATATTGCGGGTGTAGCTCAGGGGTAGAGCGTTTCCTTGCCAAGGAAAATGTCGTGAGTTCGAATCTCACTATCCGCTCCAATTTAAATGGCCTGTTGGTAAAGTGGTTAATACGTCTGCCTGTCACGCAGAAGATCGCGGGTTCGATCCCCGCACAGGTCGCCATTGTTGGAGATTAGCTCAATTGGTAGAGCATCGGTTTTTGGTACCGCAGGTTCGGGGTTCGAATCCCTGATCTCCAGCCAACAATGCTGTAGTAGCTCAGTTGGTAGAGCAGTTGATTAGTAATCATCAGGTCGGGAGTTCGAATCTCTCCTACAGCACCATTTTATATAAAAGGCGGCCCCCCATGAATCGTATTGTATCTTATTTGCGTTCAAATACTTTTGAGCGTCCTACGCTAGTGCTTGATATTGATCAAGTAGAAGAAAACTACAATAAACTAAAAGCAGGAATGCCTAGTGCGCATATTCACTATGCTGTAAAAGCTAATCCCCATCCTGAAATTTTAAAAAGACTTGTATCTCTCGGCTGCAGGTTTGATGCAGCAAGTATCGGAGAGATAGATATGTGTTTAGAGGCTGGAGCAGATCCGGCCTATATTAGTTTTGGCAACACTGTAAAACGTGTGCAAGACATTAGTTCAGCATATGCAGCAGGTATACGCTTGTTTGCTGCCGATGCTAGTGAAGAGCTAGAAAAAATTGCAAAATTTGCTCCTGGTAGTAATGTATTTATTCGTGTGCTAATGCGCAGCACAGAGGCTGAATGGCCACTGAGCCGTAAATTTGGTTGTAGCAGCAGCATGGTTATACCACTGATGCACGAAGCACAAGGTATGGGACTAACACCCGTTGGACTGAGTTTCCATGTTGGTTCACAAACACGTCATCCACATATGTGGTATGATAGTTTGGATGCTGTTGCTGCTATCTGGCATAATGCTGTAGAAGAAGGATTCAATCTCAGCCTACTCAATATTGGTGGAGGATTTCCTGCTTACTATGGTGTTGATATTACTGATCCAGAAGAGTATGGTGCAACAGTGCTAGAAGCTGTGCGTGAACGCTTTGGTGATGTAGATTATATAATGGTAGAACCTGGACGTGGTATGGTAGGTAGTGCAGGATGCATTGCTGCTGAAGCACTATTAGTTAGTCGTAAACATGAAGAAGATCCCGTTCGTTGGGTATATCTTAACATTGGACGTTTTCATGGGCTTGCTGAGACAGAAGAAGAGGCTATTAAGTATCAGTTTCTTACCCCAGACTGTGATAGTACACAAACTGGTCCTTGCATTGTAGCAGGTCCTACTTGTGATTCAGCAGATGTTCTATACGAAACACATAAAGTTGAATTTCCTTTAGACTTGACTTATGGTGATAAAGTAATTATATTAAACTGTGGCGCATATACAAGTACATATAGTAGTGTAGCTTTTAACGGTTTTCCGCCATTAGCTGTAGTAACTATTTAATATGCTGTCCTATAGCTCAACGGTAGAGCAAGCGACTGATAATCGTTAGATGGAAGTTCGATTCTTCCTAGGACAACCAATGGGTGTGCCGCCTCAAGGTGAGGCAGCGGACTGTAACTCCGTCGCTGAGAAGCATGTTAGGTTCGATTCCTAAGACACCCACCAAGGACTCGTAGCTCAGTGGTAGAGCCAGCGACTTTTAATCGCTTGGTCGTGCGTTCGAATCGCACCGAGTTCACCAAACTTGTGCGTGTGTCGCCGAATGGTTAGGCCGCGGATTGCAAATCCGTTTTATGCAGGTTCGAGTCCTGTCACGCACTCCAAATAACGATGTGGTAGTTCAGTGGTAGAGCACCGGTCTCATACGCCGAAAGTCGCTGGTTCAAATCCAGCCCACATCACCAACTATGGACCCTTCGTCTACGCTGGCTAGGATATTACCCTTTCAAGGTAAAGAAACGGGATCGACACCCGTAGGGTCTACCAATATTGCTTCCGTAGCTCAACTGAATAGAGCAGCACGCTACGAACGTGCAGGTTGAGGGTTTGAGTCCTTCCGGAAGCTCCAATAATGCCTAGATAGCTCAGTTGGTAGAGCACGTGCCTGAAGAGCATGGTGTCGGGGGTTCGATTCCCTCTCTAGGCACCACGCTGAGTTAGTGTTAGCGGTTAGCACATTAGATTGTGGATCTAAAAGGTCAGGTTCAAATCCTGGACTCAGTACCAAAAATAATTTGCTACCTACTATTTACTATGCTAATATAAGTATATAACAGAGGGAGTGGGTGTTGGTACACAGGGAGGCCTTATAAGCCTTTCAGCGCCAGATTAGCGTTCTCGATGGGGTTCGAATCCCTACACTCCTACCAATATACGGAAGTTTGGCCGAGTGGTTTAAGGCTCTAGTCTTGAAAACTAGCGTGGGGGAAACTCCACCCAGGGTTCGAATCCCTGAGCTTCCGCCATTAATTTTAGAAAGAATAATCATGTCTGTACTTAAACTTTTTGGATTTTTTAATGGTAAAGATTACGAAGATATATTAATGAGTGATCCTGAAATTACTAATTTAAATTTAGCTATTAAATTACTTACTTCTATTGGCATTAAACTTTAAACCTATATTGGAACGGGGGCAGGATGGTAATGCAGCAGATTGCTAATCTGTACTACCCGCAAGGGTAGACTGGGTTCGACTCCCAGTCGTTCCGCCATTTAAAAGAAAGATATAAAAATGACTACAAATCGTGAAGAAGTTCTAAAAAATATTTTTAATCGTTTTGGGTCTCCTGTCCCTATTAAGCTTGAACCTTTACCTAAGAAAAAAACAACTGTAACAAGTGTTACAGCATCTGTACATAATAAAATTCAATCTGCACTTGACATGTTGCGCTCAAAGCAAAATATTCAAGAAGTTAGCCGGCTAGAGTGCAGACAATACAAAATACTTCATAAAAAACATGGAAATATTGTAGTTAAAATCGGTTACGGTAATAATAATACTACAATTTCTAAAAATTTTTCCGAGCGTAATTTTCAATCGCTTCACGAAACAATTACGTTCCTAGAGCACTTTGATGATCTACTTTTAAAAGGTTTTTTTGAATCTGAGATTGTAGAATTAGTTACAAGGCTTAAAAAAGCGTCAGCATATGCCCATGATATTAAACGTAAGAAGAACATAAATGAAGTATAAATTTCCTGACACTGATATTGAAGTTGAATTTCAGATTGTTAAAGACGAGCTAAAAATCGACCTACTACAACGAGGTGTTACTTCTGTCTCTATTGTTGTAGATAAAAAAGATTTGGCTAATGCTTTTAAACGTGTCTACTTTAAGTGATTTTATACTTGCTTTATAGTTATTTTTAAGTTATATTATATTATAAGAGATAGATATTGCGGGCATGGTGTAATGGTAGCCACGACAGACTTAAAATCTGTTGCGTAATGCGTGCCGGTTCGAGTCCGGCTGCCCGTACCAAGATAAGGCACTAACAGTATTGCCTTGTTTATCTAAAAACTGTAATGTTCCTACCCGCAGGAACTCTGCAGAGGCGTTGCGTAGGTCAGTATGTTATTCTAGTTTTTTACTAATGTGAAACTAGTAGGGGGTTGAGAGTATCGCGAAATCTCAACCCCTGCCCTAACCAATTCGCCTTGGTAGCTTAATTGGTTAAAGCTGCCCGCTCATAACGGGTAGAGTGGGGGTTCGAGTCCCTCCCGAGGCACCATATATTGAAAGAGAAAAAATGAATTTTAAACCTATTGGTCAGCGTGTTTTAATTAAACGTAAAAAAGCTGATGAAAAAACTTCTGGAGGCATCATCATACCTGAAGTTGCTAAAGAACGTCCTTCAGAAGGCATTGTTATGGCTGTTGGTAATGGTGCTGTAGCGGATAATGGAACATTGATTCCTCTATCTGTTTCTGTGAATGATACTGTGCTTTTTGGTAAGTGGTCTGGAACAGAAATTGAAATTGATGGAGAGTCTCTGCTTATTGTAAATGAGGCAGATATTTTAGGAATAGTCTCGTAGAGAGCGCACAAGTATCAGAGGGGGTAACTTGTTGTTGTTTTCCGAGACGCGGCTCTCCTAGTAATCTAGGAGAGCCTTTTTATTTTTAGACCAAATAAAATAATTTTTAACTTAACAAAAGGTTGTAGTTCTGCTACTATAATTATAAGATGCTTACACAAGAACAAATTGAGAATTTAGTAGACTTACTAGCTAGTCTAAACTCAAATACTAAGATTTATTTGGGTTGTGACTCTGTGCGATACTTTAAAAATAAACGTACCTATGCTAGATTTGCTACAGTAGCTATAGTACACATGAACGGTAATAAAGGTTGTAGAATCTTTTCTAGCATTACACATGAGCCTGATTATGATTTGAAACCGGGACGCCCTAAAATGCGAATGATGAATGAAGTTATTAAAGTTTGTACTCTTTGGAATCAAATCGGACCTTTCATTGATGAATTTGAAGTAGAAATTCATTTAGATATTAATACAGATCCTAAACACGGATCTAATTGTGCAGCAACAGAAGCAGCAGGTTATGTTTTAGGTATGACAGGTATTAAGCCTAAACTCAAACCAGAAAGCTGGGCTGCATCATTTGGGGCTGATGGTGTAGCCCACGGGAGAACATTAGTTGAGGCAGGGGCAAATTAGAGGACTAAGGTTAAAAAATCTTCAAGTTTTTAATGAACGTCTTGTATCAATGATGAAAGACTATGATATAACATTGAAACAAGCTATTATTTGGGACATGGAAGGTTTTGATAACTATAATTACAAAAAAGACACTCATTTACAACATTATCTAATAGTTAATGGTATTATAGATGTAGAAGATAGATTATTCTATCTTAGAGTTGTTAAAGGTATTTCCCCTGATATTAAACTAAGAGACGAACAGAAAAATGACACCACAAGAAATTCATGATTATAAAATGCGTTGGGTGCCTGGATACTCAGTAAGGCTTCATAGTGACTTAACTGATACAGGTAAAGCTTGGTGTAGAAGAAATTTAGAAAGACATGAATGGAGTTTTACATCTTGGACACATGTCTACGAACATACTTTTCATTTTGAAAAGGAGTCTAGTGCTATTAAGTTTAAAACAGAGTTTGATTTTTTTGCAGATCAAGAAAGGATATAACTATGAATAAAGAGTACGCTGTTGTAACTGCTATTTCTACGTTTCGTCACCGTTATGTAGTTCCTATGGATAAACTCCAAGAGCTAAATACCAATTATCAAGTAGACCCTAAATGGGCTGCTGACGCTGTAGTTATGCAAGAAGTAAAAGAGTTTTCTCAAGAACATCTTGGTGAACAAATTTGTGATCTATTTGTAATGAATGAAGAAGAGATTCTTGAGCTTTTTGATCGAGATAATTCTTACGCTTCAAGCTGGTCAAAAGAATACAAACTTAAATGGCTTGACTACTGGAAAGATTCTCCTTCTGCAGAAGAAGCTGAAGAGTTTGAAAAGATTCGTCAAGAGAACTTTAAAGTAAATCAAGAACGTTATCATGATTATATAACTCGTAGGTACGAAGAAACCAGAGAAGATACTTATGACACCTAAATACGGTATTAAAGTTATGATTGCTAAAGACGATTGGATATGGGTTATTGAGCAAAATGACTCAGCTCCATTCGGTATAAGCCCTATTTTATATAATAGTCTAGAAGAAGCAGAAAAGGCTGCAAACTTTTGGCGCCTTTCTGGAAAAGAATCTTTTGTAAAAGTAGTTGAATATGGAGATTAATAAAATGAAAGATCAACTAATTAAAGCAGCACGTATGCACGCTGAGGGTGAATTTGAGCGTGCAAAAACTAATGTTATGGTATATATGAATAATACTACAGGTATCGGAGAACATCCTGATATTGTCGAAGCTATTCAAGGTGAACTAGATAAAATGGCAGCTGCTAGAGACCGAATTGAAATGCTTGAGTATTTTGAATAAATAAAGGTATTTAAAAAAGTGTTGCAAAAAAGCAACACTTTTTGATAAAATCTACTTTAACCTTGACCGCTGCTACTCTAAAAATATATACTATATAGGTGATTAAATGAAACAATTAAAAGTTGGAGATTGGATTAAACTTTATCCCAAATCTAATTCTGCAAAAACTCGTATCGAAACAAATGGTCAGTATTGGGTAGTAGAAGCTATTTTAGAAACTCAACTTAAACTTCGTTCCTCAGAGAAAACGTTTGGCTCTCCTAAGCAAAAACGGTATGATGGAATGTTGATTTGGCTGGAACATGATCCTAATTATGAGTGGTCTCTATGAGACGTGGCGACCCTATGAATATAGATAACTATATTTCAGTAAGAATTGAACAATTAATTGACGATAAGAATAAAGCAAAAGATGCCTTTGATAAAATGTGGTATAATAGGCTTATTCAAGAACTAAGATGGCTTCAACAAGTTATGGCTGGTAAAGAAAAATGAAAACTGGTATTCAAGTTCCTAACGTAGTCTTTCAGACTCGTGTTAGGGACGAAAGCATAGAAGGCCCTAATCCTTATAAATGGAAACCTATTACTTCTACAGATTATTTTGGTAATAAACGAGTTGTAGTTTTTTCTTTGCCAGGTGCTTTTACCCCTACTTGTTCTACTTATCAAGTACCAGGTTTTGAAAAACTATATGATAAGATACGATCTCTAAAAATAGACGAGGTATATTGTATCTCTGTTAATGATTCTTTTACCATGAATAAATGGTCGAAAGATCAAAATCTCACTAACATTAAAATGATTCCAGACGGGAACGGCGAGTTTACCCGTCAAATAGGTATGTTAGTTGAGAAATTTAATTTAGGCTTTGGTATGCGTTCTTGGCGTTATGCTATGGTTGTAAATAACGGCGTAATAGAACAGTGGTTTGAAGAACCGGGACGCCGTGATAATGCAGATGATGATCCTTATGGGATAACATCTCCAGAAAACGTGTTGGCTTACTTAGAAATGTGTGATCTAACAGCCAACTAATAAAAGGATGAAAATATATGAAAAAATTTCTATTAAGTACGGTAGCTATTATTGCTATCGCATCATCAGCTTCAGCTGCTGATGTTAGTGGTGAAGTAACTCTTGACTTTGCTGAAACAGCTTCAAGTAATTGGGCTGGGACCTTCGGTTTAGAACTAGATGTAGTTGCTACTGAGACTAGTGCAGTTACTCTTGGGTTTACTGCTACCCCTGGAGGTGATCTAAATCTAGATACTTGGACTGTCGGCACTGCTCTAGGCGGTGTTGAGCTATCTTTTGGTAATGACAATAGTGTATTTGTTGAAGCTGAAGGAGAACAGACTATTGCAGCTCCTGCAATGACTGAATCTCTTAAAATTGCTCTAGTAGGTGCATCTTTTGCTGTAGGCTTTACAGACTGGACAGCAGATATTACTGATGTAAGCAATGTTCAAGGTGCTTATACATTAGATATGGGCTACGTTAGTACAACTGTTTCTGGTGACTACAATATGGATAATGAAGACTTTGTTGTAGGAGCTGCTGTTTCAGGAGTTAATCTAGGGGCTCTAGGATTAGGTACTGTCGTAACTTATGATAATGCTTCTTCTGATATTGGCTATGAAGTTATCGCTACTGTTGATTCCTTTACTGCATATGTAAACGGTAATGATACTGACGCTTTTCAGAATTTAGGTGCTGAATATGTACGTGCTTTAGGAGGCGTTAATTTAACCTCTGCAGTAGTTTACAATATTGATGCAGAAGAATTTACTCCAACAATTGGACTAGCTTTCGCATTCTAATATGTTATAGAGTGCCAGAGAAAACTCTGGCACTTTTTTCTTAAGGAAAAGTTATGAATAATATTGATTTGAATAAGTATAAAGAATTTGTTTCCGCAGTTACTAGTGATGCAAGTAACAATCTTTTAGGTCTTAAAAATAGACTAGATGAATTAGATAAAGATGTAAATATTTCTTTATTGTTAACAGGATCAATCGGAATTGCTAGTGAAGGAGGGGAATTTAGTGAAATCGTTAAAAAATGTGTATTCCAAGGTAAACCTATGGATGATGCAACAAAGTTTCATATTAAACGAGAACTTGGTGATATCATGTGGTACTGGATTAACTCTTGCAGGGCATTGGGCTTTGACCCTAATGAAGTAATTGATGAAAATGTTCGCAAACTAGAATCTCGATACCCTGGAGGTTCTTTTGATGCGCATTATAGTGAGAATAGAAAAGAGGGAGATCTATGAGTAAGACTATAGGTATTGATTTAGGTACTACTAATTCTTGCGTAGCTATTTTCGAAGGCTCCTCTTATAAAATTATTGAGAACTCTGAAGGAGCAAGAACCACTCCTTCTTTTATTACTATTAAAGATGGAGAGACTAATGTAGGTGCTTCATCTAAAAGACAAGCAGTTACTACTCCTAAAAATACAATATTCTCTGTTAAAAGATTAATGGGTGTTAGAGCTGATTCAGAAGTTGCTAAAACTGTAAAAGCTTCTGTCCCTTATGATATTATATCCCACAAAGGAGATGCATGGGTAAAAATAGAAGATAAAGAGTATAGCCCTTCCGAAATTTCCTCTAAAATTCTACAAAAAATTAAACGTGATGTTGAGGCTTACTTAGGTGAGACAGTAGACAAAGCGGTAATTACTGTTCCTGCTTATTTTAATGATGCCCAACGTCAAGCTACTAAAGATGCTGGCAAGATTGCAGGTCTTGAAGTTCTTAGAATAATTAATGAACCTACTGCAGCTGCATTAGCATATGGTCTTGATAAACAAGAAAATAGCACAATTGTAGTATATGATTTAGGAGGGGGTACTTTTGACGTATCAATCTTAGAAGTAGGTGACGGAATTATAGAGGTATTATCTACTAATGGAGATACTTTTCTAGGTGGAGAAGACTTTGACAACAGACTTCTCAAGTATATTGCAGAGCAGTTTAAAAAAGAACAAGGCGTAGATCTTTTAACAGATTCTATGGCCCTACAAAGATTAAAAGAAGCAGCTGAGAAAGCTAAAATAGAATTAAGCTCTCGCTCTCAAACAGAAATAAACTTACCTTTTATAAGTGCGGGCTCTTCGGGTCCTATACATTTAGTTACTACTATCACTCGTGCTAAGTTTGAGTCCTTAGTGGACGACTTAATTGCGCGCTCTCTTGAAAGCTGTAAAAAAGCACTAAAAGACTCTGGATTAACTACAGTTGATGAAGTAGTTCTTGTAGGGGGCATGACCCGTATGCCTGCCGTACAAGCAGCTGTAGAAAAATTCTTCAATAAAGCTCCTAATAAAGGGGTAAATCCTGATGAAGTAGTAGCTGCAGGTGCTGCTATTCAAGCAGGTGTTTTAGGTGGCGATGTAAAAGACGTAATTCTATTAGATGTTACTCCTCTTTCCTTAGGTATCGAAACTTTAGGTGGAGTATTTACTAGACTAATAGATCGTAATACTACAATTCCTACTCGCAAATCAGAAGTGTATTCTACTGCGTCAGATAATCAAACTGCGGTAACTATTAAAGTTTATCAAGGTGAACGAGAAATGGCAGCAGATAATAAACTTTTAGGACAATTTGAGCTGCAAGGAATACCTCCCGCTCCTAGAGGTGTTCCTCAAATTGAGGTAGCTTTTGATATAGATGCTAACGGTATTGTATCTGTTTCTGCGATGGATAAAGGAACAGGTAAAGCACAACGCATTTCTATCAAAGGTAACGGTGGATTATCTGATTCTGAAATAGAAGCAATGATTCGAGAAGCAGAGCTAAATGCTGCTGCAGATCAAGCAAAAAGACAAGAAATTGATCTTTTAAATAAGCGTGAATCTGTTATCTCATCAGCGCAAAAAACCATTAAAGACTTTTCAGAGCATATTGATGAGGCTCAAAAAACTGAACTAGAACAAAAGATTGAAAAACTTCAAGAAGCTTCTACTTCTGAGATTGAAAACTTAATCGAAGAGCTACAGCAAGCACTAATGGAAATTGGCTCTAAAATGTATGCAGAATCAGAAAGTTCAGGTGAGTAATGGCACATATAGTAATAGCTGGTCATGGCTATGTTGGAGGTGCAGTAGCTTCTGTACTGGGTCAGACTAATTTATTAAGTATTTCCGACCCAAAACTTAATGATAATAAAGTCTCTGATTTCCCAGAGGCAGATGGAGTTATACTTTGTCTGCCTACTCCTGAAAAGCCTGATGGCTCTTGTGATACTTCTTTTATTGATGAAGTATTATCAGAGTGCTATGATTTTATTCCTATTTTAATAAAGTCTACAATGAGTATAGAAGGATATAGAGACTTAAAGCTTAAATATCCTACTTTACCTATAGCATACTCTCCAGAATTTTTAACTGCGGCTAATGCAAATAAAGATTTTGCAGAGCAGCAATATTTCTATATTGCTGGAGATTATAGAGACTTTTGGATAAACATCTTCAAAGAAGCTTTACCAAATGCTACTCCTAGACTAGCCTCTAGTGTTGAAGAACTTATTCTTGTTAAATACTTTAGGAATTCTTTCCTTTCTGTTAAAGTGGCATATGCCAATCAAATGTATGATATTTGTAAGGCTATGGGTATTCCTTATAAAAATGTAAGAGAAAAATTTATAGAAGATCCTAGAATCGGTGACAGTCACACTATAGTTCCTGGGCCCGATGGAACTAGAGGTTTTGGTGGGGCTTGTTTTCCAAAAGATACGGCAGCTATTTTATATACAGCTAATATCTATGATTGGGACCTAAGTATAATTGAAGCTTCGGTTACATACAATAATAAAATAAGGAATCAGTGATGTCAGGATTTGTAGTTTCAATTAATGGTCATTCTATTTATGGTTATTCTCGATACATTAATTTTTATCGTGATATAGTATCTAATTCTAAAGATGGGGATCTATTTGTAGAATTAGGTAGCTTTTTAGGACAGTCTACTGCCTCTATGGGTAAATTTATTAAAGATTCAGGTAAACGTATTGATTTTCACGCAGTTGATATTTTTGAATTATCTGATTTTAGTGATGAACCGCATTATCAAGTAATACGTGATCATGGGGGAGATTTCTATGGAGTGTTTCAAAATAATTTAGAAAAGGCACAAGTCAGAGATTATGTTAACCCTGTGAAAGCTACTTCTCTAGAGGCGGCTGCTCAATATGAGGATAGATCTATTGATTTTCTTATGATTGACGCTTCTCACGCATATGCTGATGTAGTAGATGATATTGAGGCTTGGTACCCCAAAATTAAACTTGGAGGTATTATCTCAGGGGACGACTATGACTTTGAAGAGGTAGCTAAAGCTGTAGTTGATACTTGTGGCACTGCTGTTTTAGTGTATCCAAATACTACTTGGTGGTTTAGAAAACAGTTTCTAGACATTACAGACCAGAAAAATTTTAAAGTAGAGTAAACAATGTAATATAATTGTTACAAAACTGTTACAATAATTTGATATTATAAGACTGGGACAAAAGTTCCGGTCTTAACTTTTTGGAGAAATGAAATGAAAACATTATTAATCAGTGCAGCACTGATATTTACTACTTCTATTGCTTTTGCAAGAGAAAATGTTCAAGTAACAGGTTCATCTACTGTACTTCCTTATGCTACTATCGTTGCAGAAGCATTTGGCGAAAATTTTGACTTTGCGACACCTGTCGTAGAAGGTGGCGGTTCAGGAGCTGGACGTAAGAGACTCTGTGAAGGAGTTGGTCCTAACACCGTAGACATTGCAAACTCTTCTTCGAAGATGAAGGAAGAAGAATGGGCAGCTTGTGAAGCTGCAATTGGTGAGGTAACAGAGGTTCGTATCGGATATGATGGTATCGTATTTGCTTCAAATATCAACTCACTAAACATTAAAGATCTTACACCAGCTCAACTCTATACTGCTCTACACGTTGATAGCACTGCAACGCTATGGAGCGACGTAGATCCTGCTCTTCCAGCAATTGAAATCCTAGCATATATTCCAGGAACTAAACACGGAACTCGTGAAGTGTTTGATGTAAAGGTTATGGAAGCTGGATGTAAAGCTGTCAAGGGTGTTGACAAGCTCAGTAAAGAAGAAATTGCGGAATGTGTAAAGGTTCGTACCGACGGTCGTAGTGTTGACATTGATGGCGATTACACTGAAACACTTGCTCGACTAGATGCAAATCAAACCGCTCTAGGTGTATTCGGACTAAGCTTCTATCAAAACAACACGAGTAAGCTAGAAGTCACTACTGTGAATGGCGTGTTTCCTACAGTGGATGCGATAGCAACTGGCGAATACCCAATCAGTCGTCCTCTTTACTTCTATGTTAAGAACGCTCACCTAGATACAATTCCTGGGCTAAGAGAGTACATTCAATTCTTCTTGAGTGACGATATGGCTGGTCCGAACGGCCCACTTGCAGAATACGGATTAGTACCAGATCCTGAATTAGCCGAAACTCAGAAAATACTATCTGGTCTTTAATCCCTTATAAAAAATATTTGACTCTTACTCCCCTTAATGTTACTATTAAGGGGAGTTTTATAATTATAAAGGTACTAACATGAAAATAGGCTTTACAGCTTCAACTTTCGATTTGCTACATGCAGGTCATGTAGCTATGTTAAGAGAAGCAAAAACACAATGTGACTACTTAATTTGTGGGTTACAGGTAGATCCTTCAATAGATAGGCTTGAGAAGAATAAGCCAATTCAAAGTTTGGTTGAACGATATGTGCAACTTTCTGGTGTTAAATACGTAGATGAAATTGTTTGTTATCAAACAGAGGAAGATCTAAAAGATATTCTTGAGATGTTTGATATAAACGTAAAAATCATGGGCGAAGAATACAGAAATAAAGATTTTACAGGTAAAGATATTTGTAAAAAACGTGGTATTCAACTTTATTTTAATAAGCGTGACCATAGGTTTTCATCTAGTGATTTAAGATCTAGAGTTTTTCTAAGTGAAAAAGCTAAACGCCATAACTTAGAGGAGTTAGAATGAACACAGTAAATAAATATCCTTTTCCTACGTATAACTTCTACAATATAGGGGTGCAGCCTACATACCCTGTAGACATAGTTAAAATGGCTTATAGGCAGCCTAACGTAACCCTTCCTAATAAGGGTCGTATCGAAGAGCTTGAAGAGAGAACAAAAGATTTAGAAACTCTTACCCTAGAACTTCAACAAAGACTTGCTTTAGCCGAAACTACGATAGAAGAATTAAGACTGACTGCGTATTCGCAAGAGAAAAAGTAAAAAACAAATTGACATCCTGCTTATTTTTGAGTTATTATTAAATATAATCTAAATTATAGGAGATAAAAATGGGTAAGAAAAAAGGCGGTAAGAGTTCTGGTAAGGTTTCACAAGGACTTCGTCGTTCTTCAATGAAGACTGCTATTAAAGATCCTGGCATCCGCCTTATGAACCAGCTTAAGGCTTTTCGTGTAGGCAAGAACGTTGTGTTGACTATTGAAAATCCTAATAAGAACGAGACTAATAAGCGTTTTAT